AGTCCTATTCCTCATGCGCATGTTGTCACGAGTACAACTCATAAGACTCTACGAGGTCCAAGAGGTGGAATCATCTTATGGAATGAGGAGAGACTGTCAAAGAGCATCAACTCTGCTGTGTTTCCAGGAACTCAAGGTGGTCCTTTAATGCATGTTATTGCGGCAAAGGCTCAGTGTTTTTATGAAGCACTTCAACCTGAGTTTTCGATCTACGCTCAGAGAGTGATAGATAATGCTAGAGCTATGGTAAAAGCATTCGAAGATTGTGATGTTAAAGTCATTAGTGGTGGCACTGACTCTCATATGCTTGTTCTCGATCTACGTCAAGAGCAGTATAGCGGAAGGCAGTTTGCTGATCTACTAGAGATGAGAAACATTACCGTCAACAAGAACGGAGTACCAGGCGAAACAAGAAGTTTCGTCGAGACGTCAGGTATTCGAATTGGTACAGCTGCGGAAACAACCCGTGGTCATGACACAGAATGGTTTTATAAGTTAGGACGTCAAATTTCAACGTATTTAAAATACACATAACACAGGAAAATTAAATGAAAAAACTTGCAATTGCATTGGCAGCAACCGCTGCATTCACGGCCGCTTCTGCTGAAGTTACGCCTTTTGTTGGCATTGAGCGTGAAGTCAACGCTGCAACTAACCGCGCTATGGTTGGTGTAGAAGCCGGCGTCGGCCCCGTTGCTGTAGAAGCTAAATATAACTGGACTGCCCCGAACACCACAAAGTTTGAAGGCGAGAAGGTTGACATCGATCTCTCGATGTCTGTTGGCACTAACGCTGACATCTACTTGAAGAATGAACTCACCACGAGCTTTAAGCACAACGCTTCTGTTCTTGGTGTAAAAGTCTGGTTCTAAACTAAGGAGTATATTATGAACTTGAAAGGTAGCAAAACTGAGTTGTGTTTGAAAGAAGCCTTTGCAGGCGAATCGCAAGCCAACCGTCGTTATTTGTATTTTGCAAACCAAGCTGACGTGATGGGTGCTCCTGACATTGCTGCTCTATTCCGTAGTACTGCTGAGGGTGAAACTGGTCACGCTCATGGTCATATGGAATATCTCATTGAGATGGGAGCAGGTGATCCTGCGACTGGTATGTCTGCTAAGACCGTAGAGGAAGCTCTTGAATCCGCCATTCATGGTGAGACGCATGAGTACACCGATATGTATCCTGGCATGGCACGTCAAGCACGTGATGAAGGCTTTGATGAAATTGCTGATTGGTTTGAAACTCTGGCCAAAGCAGAGCGTTCACACGCCAACCGGTTCCGTAAAGCCTTGGATGCTCAAAAAGCAGAGCAATAAATACATGTACACCGTGTGAAGGTAGAGAGGCATCCAAATAAGTCCTCTCTTTTTCTATGATTGATATCAATGTCATTTTAAAAGAATTAAAATATTTGCCCAAATATGAAGAGCAAATAATGCTACAACGCCATCCAGATAGTGATAATTTTGAATATGGTACTGAAAGTTGGGTAGATTTAAAACATCCAGAAAGTGAATTTATATTACCAATTTATGATAAATTAGAATATACAAACTTAATTATGAAAACTTTGGGTATGAGTAGAACACGTGTTATGAAAGTAAAAGCAAAATCTTGTTATTCATATCACAGAGATCTTTCGGAAAGAATACATATACCACTAATTACAAATGAAAAATGTTTCTTTGTAATAGAAAATGAAGTTATTAGATTACCTGCTGATGGTAATTACTATGTAATAGATACCAGAAAAATGCACACATTTGTAAACGCCTCATTTGAAGATAGAATTCATATAGTAGGTTGCATACATAATAAATAATTTTGTGTAATGTTAGAAAGGTGAGAGATGTCAAATGAAGAAAGCAAGTTCATCCATTCCAAACGTCGGCACGACAACGAGACTCACGCCAACAAGCAGAAGCATATTGCAGAGGCTCATGGCTTTAAAGTCGACGAACCTCACCGATATAACAAACACCACGCTATGGACTGTGGCAATCCAGGATGCCCACTATGCAGCAACCCTAGGCGACTATATAAAGAACGAACGTACCAAGAAAAAAGAGACTTTCAAGATAGGTTAATAGAGTAATGGCATATTCAGAAAAAGTATTAGATCACTATGAGAACCCAAGAAACGTTGGGAAGTTAGATAATACTCGTAATGATGTTGGTACTGGTATGGTGGGTGCACCTGCGTGTGGCGATGTGATGAAGCTTCAGATACAAGTAGCAGATGGTGTTATCACTGACGCTAAGTTTAAAACTTATGGCTGTGGTAGTGCGATCGCTTCAAGCTCACTTGTGACTGAATGGGTAAAGGGAAGAACATTAGATCAAGCATCAGAAATCACTAATAGAGAAATTGCTAGTGAATTGGCTCTGCCACCAGTTAAGATCCATTGTTCAATACTTGCAGAAGATGCAATCAAAGCGGCCGTGGCCGATTACAGAGGTAAAAATGTTGACACTAACTGCGGATGCGAGTGAGAAGATCAAAGATCTTATTGCTGAGGAAGGTAATCCTAATTTAAAAGTTAGATTGTTTATCGAAGGTGGCGGTTGTTCTGGATTTAACTATGGGTTTACCTTTGATGAAATCCAGAACGATGACGATTGGGAAGTTGAAGGTTTGCTTGTAGATGCTATGTCTATGCAATACCTTGAAGGGTCTACTATCAATTGGAAAAAAGAGGTAATGGGTAGTAGTTTTGTAATTGACAACCCAAATGCTGTTAGAACATGTGGTTGCGGAAGTAGTTTTTCAGTGTGATTTTGTGTTATAATATACAACATGATAAAAAGTTTTTGGAGAACATGGCAATATGCAATTGGTTCTTTTGATGATGAAACGACTAAACCTTATGATACTAAGGTAGCAATTATCCGGACTTTCTGGGTATTGTTACATATTACTACATGTTTGTTTATTATAATTGGTAATGGTAGAACTTTAGGATTTTGGTAATGATTATTGGATTTACAGCATCGGCCTTTGACCTGTTGCACTCAGGCCACATCATGATGTTACGTGAAGCAAAGCAACAGTGCGACTATCTTATCTGTGGTTTACAAACAGACCCTACTCTAGATAGACCAGATAAGAATAAACCTATTCAAAGTATTGTAGAGCGACATACTCAACTTGCCGCAGTACGATATGTTGATGAAATTATTCCTTATTCAACCGAAGAGGATCTAGAAGATATTCTAGAGATGTATCCTATTAACGTACGAATCCTAGGCGAAGAGTACAAGGATAAAGACTTCACTGGTCGTGATATATGTAAGAGCCGTGAGATTAAACTACACTTTAATGTAAGAGACCACCGATTCTCTACTAGTGAATTACGTAAGAGAACTAAGCAGAGAACAGAATGAGCCCCTTTGAATTTTTAAACTCAATTAATGATACCAAAAAACACCTTATTACTGATGACCTAACTGAAAAAGCATATAATGGTTTTCTTATTAATCGATCTCTATCGTATTTTCCGGACACTGTGCTTGCCGCTAATGAGATGAATGTTCATCATCATCTTGACTCTCGTCTGCAATATGACTTTCTTATAAATATTATTCGGAAACGCAAACGTTTTTCCAAATGGGAAAAGAAAAAAAGCGACGGTGACGTTGATGTGGTAAAAGAGTACTATGGATATAATGATCTAAAAGCTCGTCAAGTACTAGGCCTTCTGTCACCTGATCAAATAGAACAACTATATAAGAAGGTGAGCAAAGGTGGAAGAAAGTAACTTGATTGAATGGACACCCAACAGTATGTTGGAAGTCACCTTAAACGAACCGGACGATTTTTTAAAGATCCGAGAAACACTTACAAGAATTGGTGTGGCATCTCGCAAAGAGAAAAAATTATTTCAGTCGTGCCATATCCTACACAAGCAAGGTAGATATTTTATAGTTCATTTTAAAGAACTATTCTTGCTTGATGGTAAAAAATCTAATCTAGAAGAGAACGACATTGCAAGGCGCAATACCATTGCAACGTTGATGAGTGATTGGGGTTTGTTGAGCATTGATAATAAATTTGCTGCACAACCTATCGCACCAATGAGGCAAATTAAAATCATTCCGTTCAAAGAGAAGGATGATTGGGAATTGTGTCCAAAATATAATATTGGAAATAAGTAATTTGTGTTAAAGATATGTTCGATATGTGGGAATAATGAATTTCAAAAATGTTCATATGTATATGATAAATTAAGAAAAGATCTAAAATTAGAATGTACTAAATGTAAAAGTCTGGATAGACATAGATCAATAAAATATGTTTATGATAAGTACATAAACAAAGAAGCAAAAAACATTTTATTATTTAGCATTGATCCAGCGAAACATTATTTGCCAGACTTTACTGAAATATCAATATTTAATGAATGCAATTCAATTAATTTAAAAGATATTGATAGACCTGATGAAACATATGATTTAATATATTGTCATCATATATTAGAACATATTGATAATGATGCCCTAGCTTTTTCTGAATTGTGCAGAATATTGAAATATAATGGCCAGTTATGTTGGTCAATACCTATGGTTTCTTCTAAAGATGATATTAATTTAGATCCAACAAAAGATCCTGATGGTCACTATAGATTGTATGGTGAAAATATTTTTGAAAGAATAAAAAAATGGGATAATTTTTCGGATGTTTCTACAAAATATTTTATAGAAAATGATCCCATTACCAATAGTAGATGGGGTACTTTTATAACAACAAAATAAATTTGTTTACTTTTATTTCAGGACGTGTTATAATATAAATACATTGTGGACGCTGCAGTAGCAGGTCCATTTTCTACAACCTTGCTTATTTTAGGAGGTCTATTATGACAGCTTATAAATTTCCGCGTTCTGCGTTTATTGGGTTTGATGGTATCTTTGATGAGTTGGAGCGCCTCGCTTCTTCTGCTCAAACAGATAACTATCCCCCACATAATATAGTTAAACTATCCGACGACAAATACCAGATCGAACTTGCCGTAGTTGGGTTCAAAGAGAAAGACTTAGAACTCAAAGTG